ATGTACATTCACAATACTGGTGGTTCGACTAAGCACATTACTGTTCAATGGTATGACGCAAGTGCTGCCACAACCTTGGATATTCTTACTAATTACGACTTGACTTCAAAGCAATACCTCCAGTTTGATGGCAATGCTTATATCGTTTTAGAAGAAGGCGATAGGATTCAAATTACTACTCAAAGTGCAAGTTCCTTCAGTTTTATTGCCACATTTGAGGTTCAGGGAGCACAAAGAACATGACCTACTTAGAACTTGTTAACGATGTTCTCATTCGATTGCGTGAGACAACTGTTTCTACAGTATCAGAAACAACTTATTCCGCATTGATTGGCAAGTTTGTCAATGATGCTAAACGTCAGATTGAAGATTCCTATAATTGGAATGTCTTGGGACAAACAATTACAATTACTACTACCAGTGGCACAAGCTCATATTCATTGACAGGTGCGGGTCAGAAGTTCCGTGTTAATGACGCTATTAACACTACCAGTGTTATTACTTTAGATAACACTACTGTTGCGGATATGAACCGCAAGCTCAACTTTGGCACACCATCACAGTCTATTCCTTCTGAGTTTTGCTTTAGTGGTGTAGATGGTAGTGGCGACACAAAGGTAGATTTGTTTCCCGTTCCTGATGGTGTCTATACACTGAAGTTTGATTTGACTATTCCACAGGCTAATTTGTCTGCTGATGGTACTTCAGTCAAAGTATTGGACTATTTGGTTGCCCAAAGTGCCTATGCTCGTGGTTTGATTGAGCGTGGTGAGGATGGAGGCACTGCTTCTAATGAAGCGTACGCTTTGTTCCGTGGAATGCTATCTGACGCTATTGCATTGGAAAGCACTCGTTACCCTGAAGATAACTTTGTGGCGGTCTAATGGCAGCTCCTTTACAAAGTCAAAGCATTAGCGCACCAGGCTTCTTTGGCCTGAACACGCAAGATTCGCCATTAGATTTGGCATCTGGCTTTGCTTTGGTCGCCAATAATTGTGTGATTGACCAATATGGTCGTGTTGGCTCTCGCAAGGGCTACACAAGGGTTAACCCATCATCTGGTAATCTAGGTGCTAATGACGTTACTGTCATTCACGAATTAGTCCAAACTGATGGCACTTTGACTGTTCTGTTCGCAGGGAATCTCAAGTTATTTAAACTTGGGACTTCTAATGCAGTAACTGAGTTAACCTATGGTGGTGGCGGTTCTGCTCCTACTATCACGGCTAATAACTGGCATTGTGCCTCTCTGAATGGGATTACTTACTTCTTCCAATCTGGTCACGATCCACTCATCTTTGACCCCGCAGTAAGTACAACTACTTATCGTAGAGTCTCTGAAAAGTCAGGATATGTGGCGACTGTTCCACAAGCCAATATCTGTATCTCAGCATTTGGTCGTTTGTGGGTAGCTAATACATCCACAGATAAAGTGACGATTACCTTCTCCGATCTGATTGCAGGTCATGTATGGGGTGGTGGTACTTCAGGTACTTTAAATGTTTCTCGTGTTTGGCCTAATGGCTCAGATGAGATCATGGGTCTAGCGGCTCACAATGATTTCTTGTTCATCTTTGGTAAACGACAGATTCTTGTTTACTCTGGTGCTACTACACCCGCTACACTTCAGTTAAGCGACACAGTAGGTTCTATTGGCTGTATTGCTCGTGATTCAATTCAGTCTATCGGTACAGACGTTATATTCTTGTCAGACTCGGGTGTTCGTTCACTGATGAGGACGATTCAAGAGAAGTCTGCTCCTTTGAGAGACCTATCTAAGAATGTTCGTTCCGACTTGATAGGCTCTTTGGCAGTAGAGACTCTAGCTAATTTGAAGTCTGTTTACTCAGAGAAGAATGCCTTTTACTTGTTGACTCTTCCAGTAACAGCACAGGTCTTTTGCTTTGACACAAAGATGCAATTGCAAGATGGTGCATCTAGGGTCACTAAGTGGGATTCAATCGCTCCTACGGCTCTCTATTCGCTTCGCAATGGTGATTTATACATTGGTAAGAGTGGATACATTGGTAAGTATGCAAGTTTCTTGGATCACACATCAACTTATCGGTTTTCTTACTTTACCAACCATGCAGATTTAGGTAATCAGAATCAGATTTCCATCTTGAAAAGAATCAAGACAATTGTGATTGGTGGGTCAGACCAGTTCGTAACGATTAAGTGGGGATTTGACTTTGCTGCCAACTATCTGTCGGGCAATGCTTATATTCCTGAACAGAAGAACTATGAGTATGGTCTTGCAGAATATGGTGTGGCAGAATACTCTGGTGGTGTGCTTATCAAGACACTAGATGTAAATGCTTCTGGTGCGGGAAAGATTGTTCAAACTGGTTACGAAACCACCATTAACGGCACACAGTTGTCAATTCAGAAGATTGAGATTCAATCTAAGAACGGCAAGATTTCGTGAGTATGAAGCTCACACAAGGAGAATAGATTGTCAAATTATACAAAAAGTACTAATTTCGCCACCAAGGATAACTTATCTCCTGGTGATCCGTTAAAGATCGTCCGTGGTACTGAGATTGACACTGAGTTCAACAACATCTCTACTGCTATCTCTACGAAGACAGATAACTCTGCTGCGGCAATTACTGGTGGTTCAATCACTGGTATTACAGACTTAGCAGTTGCTGATGGCGGTACAGGTGCTTCTACAGCTACTGCAGCTCTAAACAACCTATTGCCTAGCCAAACAGGTAACGGCACTAAATACTTGCAGACCGATGGCTCTAACGCTACTTGGGATGCAGTAAGCCTGTCTACCTCCGACATCACAGGAACTCTTCCTGTCGCTAATGGTGGTACTGGTGTAACTTCATCTACTGGTACAGGTTCAGTAGTGTTGTCAAACTCGCCAACATTGGTTACTCCCGCATTGGGAACTCCCGCATCTGGTGTGGCTACCAACATAACAGGTCTGCCAATCTCTACGGGTGTGAGTGGCTTGGGTACTGGCGTGGCTACATTCTTGGGTACGCCATCATCTGCCAACTTGATCTCTGCCGTTACTGATGAGACAGGTACGGGTTCTTTGGTGTTTGCCAATAGCCCAACCTTGGTCACTCCCGCTTTAGGTACTCCATCTGCCTTGGTTGGCACAAACATCACAGGTACTGCTTCTGGTCTTACTGCGGGTAATGTCACAACTAACGCAAACCTTACAGGTGCAGTCACTTCTGTTGGCAACGCAAGCTCTTTAGGTTCATTCACTTCATCTCAATTAGCGGGTGCTTTGACGGATGAAACTGGTAGTGGTTCAGCAGTATTTGCTACCTCTCCTACCCTAGTTACACCTATCCTTGGAACGCCTACTAGCGCAACCTTAACAAACGCTACAGGTCTTCCTATTGCTACAGGTGTATCAGGCTTGGGAACAGGTGTAGCAACGGCTCTAGCGGTCAATGTAGGCTCTTCTGGTGCGCCATTAGTTAATGGTGGTGTGCTTGGAACTCCATCTAGCGGTACTGCTACAAACTTAACTGGTTTGCCTTTAACAACTGGAGTGACAGGAACACTACCTACTGCCAATGGCGGTACAAACCTAACATCATTCACATCAGGCGGTGTGGTTTACGCATCTAGTTCTAGTGCATTGGCTACTGGCTCTGCGCTAAGTTTTAACGGAACAAAGTTAGGTGTTTCAATTGGTGCAGCAACAGTTTCACTTATTGGTGCAGGTGTAAACATAGCCACTGGTGGGTCAAACACTAATACTGTTGGCACATCGTTAGGACTTGATGGCGTTGGTGGCACAACACTTTCTGGAATAAGGTGGAGTGGTACGGCTTTTTCAGGTGTTAGCGGTAATCAGTTTGTGACTCAGTTTGTTACAGACTCTGCAAACTCACTTGCTACTGAGTTAGTGAACACAGGCAACACACCTTTTGTGTTTGGCATTAACAACGCTGAAACTTTGCGCCTCACATCCTCAAGCCTTTATACGGCTAGTGGAATCAATGTAGGTATTGGACTGAGTTCGCCTACGGCTAAGTTACAAATCCAAGGAACTAAAGCATTTCTTTTGAATTTGTCAGGTGCTCAGTTGGCAATAGATGCAAACGGAAATGCATCTAATGGTTTAGGTGGCATAGGCTATAACTGGTATGAGGAAACGACTGGAAACACACAGTTGTTTCGTGGCGGGTCTGGTAATCAAGCATCTTCAATCCGTTTTGATGGAAATATAAGATTGTTGGTTAGCAATGGTGCTGGTAATGCTGACGGGGCAATCACATGGGCTACAGGCTTATATGTAGCAAACGCTGGCAATGTAGGTATTGGGACAAGTTCGCCTAGTGCTAAATTGTCAGTTGTTAATACGGGTGCAAACTCAAGCATTTCAATGGGAGATACTGCGGCATCATCATATTCAACTTTGTTGATGTATGGTGGTTCTGGGAAATACAACTTCCAACTTGGCGTACAAACAAATGTTAATAATGCTTTTGAAATAACACCATCTACCGCTACTGGAGGAACAACATTTTCTACACCAGCCTTAGTTGTTTATTCTAATGGTACAGTTTCCCATCGTTCTACTGTCAGTGTTGGCGATGCTACCCCCTCAACAAGCGGTGCTGGCATCACATTCCCCGCAACTCAATCAGCATCATCAGACGCTAATACGCTAGATGACTATGAGGAGGGGACTTGGACACCTACATTCAAAGGAGGTGATTCAGACCCAACAGTAACTTTTACCACGGCATTTGGAACATATACAAAAGTTGGTCGTTTTGTCACATTAACATATCAAATTGTGCTTGCAACTATATCAGGCGGGTCAGGAGCTTTAATAATTGGAGGGTTTCCTTTTGCCGCAAGTTCTACAGGTGCTGTTGATGGTTCAGTTGGTAGTGGAAATGTGTATATTACAACGGGTTTTTCAACTAATTTCCCACAAGCAGTTGGCCCAAATCCATCAGGTATTTTTGGATATGTAACTTATCAAAATGGAAATGCAGCGACTGGATATGTAACTGTGGCTAATGCTATTGCAGGTTGCGAAATGCGTGGGACTATTAACTACATTACTAGCACTTAACTAAAGGAAAATCATGTCTATTACTAAAACCACAACTGTTGACCAAATTCTTGTTGAAGAAAATGGTGTAGTCCTCTATCGTGAAGCTACACGCATCATGGAAGACGGCAATCAAATCAGCCAAACCTACCATCGTTCAAGCCTCACACCCGCACAAGACCTGACAGGTGTTCCAGCTAATGTTGTTGCAATCTGCAATACAGTTTGGACACCTTCTGTTATCGAAGCATATCAACAAGCACAGTTGCAAAATGCAAATACCTAAAAGCATAAATCGTAGAGCAACGCCAGAATATATGGCGTTTGTTGATGCTCGTCGTAGATGTGAACAGCCATCAAGAGTTCAGTATCGGCTATATGGTGGACGAGGAATAAAGTTTTTGTTTAAAGATTTTGAAGAGTTTTATTCTGTGCTTGGCAAAAGACCAGAGAAGCACTCTTTAGATAGAATTGACAATGATGGTCACTATTGTGCAAGCAATGTAAAGTGGTCAACACAATCTGAGCAAACTACAAATCGTAGAAAAGAAATATTAAATAAATCTAAGGCTCTTGATTGGTTAATTCAAACTCCTGATAATCAAATAATAAAGGTACATAACATGAGTAATTTTTGCAAAGAACACAATTTATGCAAAGAAAATTTGCATAGCACCTTACGAACTGGGTGGAAACACGCAGGTTATAAAGTAGTTAAAAAACTGGGTAAGCCTGAAGTGATTGCGGCTTATCAAGCGGCTCAAGAAAGCGTAACCCCATGAACACAATAACTTGGTCAATTACAGCAATGAACTGCTCAACAACTGAGCAAAATCCTGACACAGTAATTGTGTGTCATTGGACTTGTGCAGGAACAGACGGAACGTACAACGCTTCCATTTACTCCACTTGCTCAGTGCCATCACCTACTGGCTCATTCACGCCCTACGCTGATTTAACGCAGTCTCAGGTACTTGATTGGTGCTATGCCAACGGAGTGGACAAGACCGCCACTGAAGCGGCTGTAGAGGCTCAACTGCAAGCGCAGATTAACCCACCTGTGGTGACTCCTGCTTTGCCTTGGAGTGCAACATGAAATTAGAGTTAGACGTTAACGAGATTAACTTTGTATTACAAACTTTGGGGCAGTTGCCCTCTAGTAGTGGCGTGTGGCCTCTTATCGTAAAGATTAAAGAACAGGCTGAAGCGCAAGTTCCTAAAGAAGCGGAGTAAACATCATGGCCGTAACCAGTCAACAAATTATAGATTTCTTGCTTGCTAATCCAGGCATGACGGATGCCGACATTGTTGCGGCTATGGAGACTTATAAAGTTTCTCCTGCTCAGATGGCTGAAGCTGTTGGGCTAAAAGAGGGTGAAGTTGCTTCCCGTGTAGCGGCTACTGTTCCTCAAGGACAGACTATCACGCTTGGAGATACAGTTGTTCAACCTGTTTACCAAGTAACTGGATCAGGTGACAGCGAACAAGTAGGTGGACTTGAGAATGTCATTACCTACAAAGCTACTGATAACAAGGCAGGTGGATCGTATACCCAATACACACCTACTGGTGAAGTAGAGCAAACTGGCACTCAACAAGAAGTTAAAAGCGGTCTAAAAGAGTTTGCAATAGGTGCGGGTTTATTGTTTGGTTTGCCAAGCATATTAAATGCAGGTGCAGGTGGTGCTTCAGCATTTGAATTGGCAAATGCAGGTGCTTCAGCCGCTACCGACTTAGGTGCTTTCGAGTTAGCAAATGCGGGTGCGTCTGCCTTGACTGATTTAGGTGCATTTGAGTTAGCTAACGCAGGAGCCTCTGCTTTAACTGACTTGGGTGCTTTCGAGTTAGCTAATGCTGGCGCATCAGCACTGACAGATTTAGGAGCGTTTGAACTAGCTAATGCGGGTGCAGGTGCTTTAACACCTACATTTGTTCCTCCTGTGACTCCAACTGGATTGCTGACTCCTCCCGTAGTTCCTCCAGTTGTACCACCTGTTGTCCCCCCAGTAGTGCCTCCTACAGTACCACCAGTTGTTCCCCCTGTCGTACCCCCTGTCGTACCGCCTGTAGTGCCTCCTGTAGTTCCTCCAGTTGTACCTCCAACAGGCGTTCCTCCAATTGTTCCCCCAATCGGTGCTCCAACAATTCCAGACATTACAAAGCTGGTTCAATCAGGTTTAACTGCGGCTCAGATTGCGGCTTTGTTCTCAACTACTGCACAAACAGCGGGTGGTCTTCTTCAACAACAAACATCTCGTGAAGCGGCTCAAAAAGCGCAAGCAATGATTGATGCTGAGACTGCGGCTGCCAAACAATCTGCGGCTTTCCGTCCTATTGGCATGACCACTAGGTTTGGTTCTTCACAGTTTGCTTTTGATCCTAAAACGGGTCAACTGACTAGCGCAGGGTACACATTAAGCCCTGAAGCTAAAGCGGCTCAAGATAGGTTTGTCAAACTAGCTGAATCTGGTATTCAACAAGCAGAAGGTGCACAAAAGGCTTTTGAACCACTACAAACAGGCGCACAGAGTCTATTTAAACTTGGTCAAGGTTATCTTGCTGAAAAGCCTGAAACTGTTGCTCAGAACTACCTTAATCAGCAAATGGCTCTGTTGAAACCAGGCAGAGATTTAGAGTTGGCTAACATAGAGACAAGACTTAGAAACCAAGGGCGATTAGGATTGTCTGTGGCTCAAGGTGGTAATTTGGGTGCTGCATCTCCCGAGTTACAGGCTCTGTATAACGCTAGAGCACAACAAGAGGCTCAGTTGGCGGCTAATGCTCAACAGTTTGGTCAGCAAAATGTCTTGTTTGGTGCAGGTCTATTGGGTCAAGGCTCACAAGCTATGGGTCAATACTATGGTGGTCAGCAAGCCGCTTATTCGCCTTACACGACTGCTTTGGGTCAGGTTCAAGGATTGGAGACTGCGGCACAACAACCCTTCCAATTGGGCGCACAACTTGGTAAAGAATCATCTTTAGCAGGTGCTAGAGTAGGTCAATTAGGCTTACAGGGTGCGGGTCAAAGCGTTGCATTGGCTACTGGTGCAGACGCAACAAGAAACCCATACGCTTCTGCAATAAGTGGTTTGGCAGCTAACCCTGCATTGGGGCAATATGTGGGTGGTTTGTTTAGTGGTGTACCGCCCGTTACGGCTATGAGTGCGCCAGCAACAACATTTGGTACTGGTACTTATTATG